GTGTGTGTGTGTGTGTGTGTGTACAGCCACAAAGGTTTTAGCTTTTATCATATTATCATTCCTTTCTTTCTTATAAATTTTTATACGTACGAAAAATCAATCCTTAGCTTTGAAAGATACATTTGCAAAAATTGCCTTTCCAACTTCTGAACTTTCAACAGTAATCCAGCCACCAGATGAAATTCCAAAAACATTTGTAGTGTGATTATCTTGATTTGTAATAGGATAATATGAAAACGACACAGGTCTAAATCCTTCAGGCAATTGACAAATATCTTTCGAAGTACCTGACTTTAAACTTAATTTTAAAAAAACAATTCCATCAACTTTATTTATTGTATTATCTCCTGCTGAATTGTATGGAACCCAATTATTCAATAATTCGGGAAATGTAGCTGAAACAGCTTTTTGATTGTTTATCAACTTTTTTAATTTTTGATATGCATTAAACACTATACTCCCCCCTTACTACAAATTCAAAATATTCTCCTATTTCTGCTCCCCAGTCTGTTGTAAGCTTTATTTGATTACTTACGGCATTTGCTTCTCCTACTTCTCTGTAATGTCCATCTGTTCCTGCATCATCTGAACTAATTGTTAGTAGTTCTCCCATATAATACACATCTAAACAATGTGTTCCTACTTTATAATGGCAAGGCAATGTTATAGTTCCACCTTTGACTACATCTGCAGTTAGCTGTAAAAAGTATTTGTGCTCTATATGTGAATTTATTTCTTCTTCAATGTTATTCTGCATATCGTTTAAGTTCTCTGCCGAAAGTGGTGTCTCTCCTTCATATATTGCTTCTTCTACTTCTTGTTTCGTTTCGCCATTCATAAAGTATCCTTTACTTTTCAATGTTCCGTTTTTAAATACTTTCTTTTTCATCTTCTAGCCTCCAGTTTCTCAATTTTGCTTTGCAATTTATTAATTTGTTCTTGTTGCTCTTGAATTGCTTTAGATAATGTTGCTATTATAGGCAACTCATTAATATAATATCTTTCTTCTATTTTTCTTTTTGGGTCTGCTGGTCTCTTAATAACAAAATTAGGATCTATTTTCTCCATATCTTGTGCAATATAGCCTATGCTGTAATGTTTTCCATCATCTTTTTTATCAAATTCTTTATGTTTAATTTTTTTGATTATATCTAAAGCACATGCACTACTATTTTTTATATTCTTCTTTATTTTTTTATCTGATGAAATATTATTAGCATATACATTTCCGTCAACATCTAGGTCGGCACCATGAATTTGTACCATACTAGAAGGGTACATTGATATAGTTGCTTTTTTATTAGCAGTTCCTAAAAATATAGTTCCGCCAGCTACATGCAAATCTCCATTATCAGTCTGTAAAACATAGTTTTCTTTACCTACCTTAAAAGAATAACTTCCGACCAGAATTTTTAAAAAATTCAACAGCATTCAATATGTTGATTTTTGGTGTATTGCTATCATATAAATTTTCTGGAACGATCTGTAATAGAATATTTCTAGTTTCTGTATCTATAAAATTTATTTCTCCAGCTAATCCACAAACAATTTTAACATTTCCAGAAATTATACCACTTGTGTCTCCAGCAAGAACTAAATCACATGCAGTTAATACTAATTGACCACTAAAATCTCCTGCATTTTTGCTAGCCATTTTAAAATCTTTAACGAAAAGTATTGGCCAAAACTTCCCATCACTTTGAGTCGTCATCCCCCACGCCATTCCATCTTCTATATTTTGACTATACTCCCCGTGGAACAGCAAAAGCTATAAATCTATTTTCTCCAACTTTTTGAACACCCATATTAGCAAATATTGTTTCACTATCGTAAAAGTGCTGCCCTGTTTTATCCAAAGACATCAATACTTTTTTATTGTCATCTAATATTGCTAAACTTGCATTTTGATTTATAATCATCATTTGAATAAATTCAGCAATTTTGTTCCAAGCGACTTTAACAGCTTCTGAATTTATTTCCAAATATGTTGCAAATTCATTTTTATCTAATTTAGTGCTTGCCATTATTTCAATTTTTCTGGAGGTTTGTTCTATTCCTGTTTTAAACTCTGATTTAGTTGTATACATATCAGTGAAATCATTTTTTACAATGTATTCTGCATAAAATTTGTTTCCTACCATATCGATTAAGTAGATATAATTGTCGCCTTCAAATAACTCAATATTTATGTTTTCTAAAGGTTCTTTTATAGGTTCTTCTAGTTCTTCTAACACATAGAACTCTGTTAGCTTTAGCCTACGTAAAACATAATCTTCGTCTTTTGTTATGACTAAACTGTCATATACGTCGCCTTTAAATCGTAGCTCTTCAATGTCTATTATGTACTCTTTTTTATCTGCAGACGGATTAGTTCTACTTTGTTTATCTACTACTATTTTATATTTCATATACTACCCTCCCCTTTGATTTGGCTGTAGTCCTGCTCTTGGAAACAAATTTGCTCTTGGGAACATATTCGATTCATAAGTCTTATTTCCTTGCACCTCTAGTCTTAATATATCAGCTTGTCCTGCATCTTTAATATGTATCTCACTTACTCCATCAGTTTCTCTCTTATATTCTGCTGTATTAGATACAGTTTGCTTTATTGCATTGATATCTTGCTCTTGTTGAGTTAGTTTTGTTTCGTGTTCAGTAGTTTGCTCTGCTAGTTGAGTTATTTTTCCATCTATTTGATTTATGCTTGACTGAACCCTTCTGTTTATGATTTTCTGTGATGGTGTTCTAGTGGTTGTTTCTTCTTTTGATTTACATTGTATTTTGCTTTCAATACTTGCAATCCAACGCCCTGAAAATTGCATTGAACCTTGATATATTACATTTTTGCCATCTATAACGATGACATCTCCTGTATCTAACGCTGGATCTATTATGCTTTCGCCTTCAAAACTATAAAATTCTAAGTCTTTTAAGGCATTGTAAATATTATCGATTTGCTCTTGATCAACTATGTACATATTGTCTTGACTAATATAAACTGTATTGCCTGTTGTGTCTCCTTTTTCAAATAGTTGTATTCCATCATCATACCTTACACGTGTTATTTTGAATTTTTCTCCCCATTTAAAAGTCTTAAATAACTTTAATGGAAGTGTAACTGAACTTTCTCCAATTGTTTTTATATATAGTTTTCCATCTCTACCTATTACTGCTATTCCACCAGCTTGTTCTGCTATGTAACTTAAATAAGTTCTTGCTGATACTGTATTGTCATACACTGCTATCTCTTTATTCATGTTCAAAAAAGAAGTAGAACCGAAGTTCTACTCCTGCTTTTGTACATAAGTCTTGTAGTACCTGTATTATTTTTGCTTTTCCATTATTATTGTCTATCAATGTTTTGCCGTTATAATTAAACTCAAATTTAATCATATTGTCGCGTAGCTTTAATGTTACTGTATAATCATCATCTTTACTTATTTCATCTAAATTAAACATTCCAATTGGTACTACTTCGCCTGTTATTCCGCTTTTTATTTCTATTCTATTGATAATTGATGGTACTGCTGATTTGTATAGCTTTAACTCTATGCTTTGTGCTTCCACACAACCAAGAACAAATTCATCACTCGAAAAAGCTTTTTTCGAAGGCTTACAGTCTAATACATATTTAGGATTTATTTCTTCATCATTTATATATACTTTTAATAAATGAGTTACATTGTATATTTTAGACTTATAGTTATCACTCGTATCATACATTAACTATTTGCCTCCTCTACTGCTGTTTTTTGCGCTTGTGTTAATTCTTTTTGCATTAAATTAAAAGAGCACTTCCATTTTGTTTTGGAAGTACTCTTTTCTTTTTCTGTACTTATCATTTCGACTTTTCTTTTTGATACTCTAAACTTTGCATTTTCTAAAAAACCTCCATTTACTACTGGAACTTTAACATCCAATATAAATGGGTTTTTATATGTCTTTTGTATAAGTTGTTCTGCTTCTTCTTCTGTGTTAAAATCCCATGACATAGAAAGCTTTAACATTCCTACAGCTATGGGATTATCTATTAAAGAACCATCAACAATAGAAGAATAACTGTCTTTGTCTGTATCTTCTATGTCTGCACTATACGTTGACGGTGTTGGTAAATTTTCTGTTTTTCCATGTTCTCTCCATAACATAATTTTATCCTCCTACTAATGCTTCTATATCTTTCCCTGATTGTCTTTTCATGTCTCTTAAATTGTCCAATAATATTTGTCCTAGTTTTGCATTTCCTACATTTACTGTTAAATAAATTGGTTTATTGTTTTCATTTTCTTTATATGCTATATCACTTAAAGCATCCAACATATTATTAGCCTCAACATTTACAGGTTTTATTGTTGGATTTGTTGTTAAAGGAATACCTGTTACCGCTTCCGTATTTATTGTATAAGACATTGTTCCTGCTAAATTCTCCATTTCATTCTTTATCTTATTAGTATTTGACTTTATTCCACTAACCATTAAATCAATCATGTCTGGCATATATGTATGGAAATTACTCAAAGGTCCTTCGTCTGGTTCTGTGAAGTGTAAGAAACTTTTTATTTTATTTGCAACTGATGTAACTGCATTTGTTACTTTATGAATATTGTTTTTTATTCCTGTTGCCATATTTGTAGCCAAATCTTTTCCCCATGTAGATGCATTTCTTCCTAAGTTGGTAAATGTATTTTTTACATTACTTCCCCAATTTACTACCGTTGTTTTAGCATTATTAAGTCCTGTTGAAATATTATTTCTTAAAGTAGTTACTTTTTCTCTTACTGTATTTGAAGCATTTATCCAGCATTCACTAACTTTTGTTTTTACATTGTTTCCCCAATTTGACACATTATTTTTTATTTCCGTGAACATCTTAGTTATATTATTTTTTAAATCGATAAATGGCTGTTTTACTTTGTCCCATATTCCTAATAATCCATTTTTTAAACCTTCTATAATAAAGCGTCCTTGTTCTTCCATCACAGTTGATGGTGAATGTATTCCAAATGCATTTTTGAATCCATCTATAAATGGCTTGAATACGTTGTCATATATCCATTGTCCTATTCCAGCAATAGCATCTCCTATTCCTTTTAATATTCCTAGTATTACATTTCCACCACATTCTTCTATCTTGCCTCTAAAATATTCCACAGCTGAGTTACATATATTTGAAATAACTGTACCTACATTTATTATTGCTCCTATAACAGATACTTTTATTATTGCTGCTCCTAATATTTCAAAAATCCTTTTGGCAACTCCAGACCAATCAATGTTGCCTAAACACTCCGCAATTTTGTTTGGAAATTTTTGAAAATCGTATTGTTCAATAAAAACAACTATTACATCTAACAAACCTTTTGTGAAATCTCCTATTGTTTTGCCACAGGTTTGCCAATCAAAATTATCTAAAAATCCATTTATTCCATCTACTATGCTTTGCCCAAATTGTTTCCAGTCAAATGTTGTTACAAAAGTATAAGCAAAATATATAGCTGTATTTAATCCTTGTGCAAACGTATTACCAACTTGATTCCAATTTGTTGTTCCAATAAACCCATTTAAAGTTTTGGCTATTCCAGAAGCTATATTTCTAGACGTATTTTGAATTTTATCCCAAGGAATTTTAGACATAGCATTGTTTAATTTTTCGCCTAACATCTTTCCAATTTCATTCCAATTACCATTCTTAATAGCATCTATTATTTTATTTGGTGTTTTGTCTACTTCTGATAAATCTATATTAGGTGTTCCACTAGTATTACTTTTTTTGTTATCTGAAACATTGTTTATTTCACTATGTACACTACTTAGTGATTTACTTGTTTGTTTTGCACTACCTGATGCATTCTTCATTGATGAAGCTGTAGCTTTTGCAAATATATTTACTCCACTAAACGCATATACTAGACTTTGCACTGCCTTCATCAAGCTATAAACCAGATTAGTTACATATTGTATTACTGGTGCAAATACACTGCCCATAGCATATTTCATATACTCTATATTTGCACTTAACTGTTTAGCCTGTGAATTTTGACTAGACAACCAAGCATTAGCACTACCACTCAATGCTGAATATATACTTCTCAAACTAAAGAGAGCTGTAGCATATTTCAAAACATTTCCTAGGCCACTCTTTAATCCTGCTCCCATTCCTTTTATGTTATTATAAATATTTTGAGTAACCTTTGGTAAGCTTTTAAAACTATTCTTCATATTTGACATATTATTTTTTACTTGTTCCGTCTTCTGTTTAAACACACCAAAAAAACTACTCAATTTATTTTGAGTAGTTGAAGTCTGATTTATTTCTTGTTTGAGTTGACTCATTTTGTTTTTCGCTTCGCTAAGTTGTTTATTATATATTTCTATTTCTGTATACAACTTTTGTGCTTGACTATTTAATGACGTAAAACCTTTATTTGATTCTAATGCATTATTAACTGTTGTATCCATTGCTTTATCGTTAGGGTTTATCCCCTCGGGTGTTACACTTTTTCTAGTATCATCCACAATTTTATCAATCTGAGGATTTATTACGTTTAATTTCATTTGTCGCCCAGTTATTTTCTTTTGTAGACTATCTATTTCTTTTTCTATTTGTGTTATTTGTTTTTTTGCGTCTTGATTATTTACTTTTATTGATAGTTCATTATTTCTAGAACTCTTTTTTAAGTCTTGCATTTTTTTCTTCATAAAGTTTACTGCTTGATGTAATTTATTCGTCATTACTTTAGTATCTACTTTAGAGAAGGCTTCTTGTGCTTGTTTAACTGATTTTTGAATTGTTGGTGCTATTTCTTTAAATTTTTGCAAGGCTTCTTCTACTTTTGCAGTTACTATAATTTCAATTTCTTCAATAGTCATTTTTTCACCTTCTTTCTTTTTGAGCACAATAAAAAAGCACCTACTTAAATAGGAGCTTTTTGTATCTAATATTTTTTTATAATTCTATTTCATACACAGCTGTTGGATTTCCATTAAACATATTGTCGAAGAATTGTAATTTTATTTTTTTACTTGTGTTATTTACTCCAAAAGCCATTTGTGCTTTACAAGTAGTTCCTGCAGTTATGCTTTGTGGATTTTTTGTATCTATAGGATATGTATATCCAATTTCGCCCTGTTCATCTATTACCTTGAAATTCATATCACTTACATATAGTCCATCTTCTGTTTTATCGCAAACATAGGTATAATTGATTAAAAATACTTGTTTAGGTTTTTCATCAGCAAACTCATTTCTATCTTTAGTTTCTTTTATTTCTGTTATTTGTAAGGTGTATTCTTCTGTTCCGCTTTTTACTGTTATCGTATCTCCTATATTGCATTTTTTTACATCATTTCCAGATGATGTGGTTGTAGTAACATTGTTATTTCCTCCTGAAAATAAAACCACAAAGCTTATTATTGCTAAAACAGTTCCTGCAATGCTCATTTTCTTATTCTTTTTCTTAGCTAAAGCTATGATTCCAAGTACAATTGCTAACACTGCTAAAATTAATGATACATCTTTAAAAATACTGAATGAAACTAAAAAAGCTATAATTCCTAGTATTAGTGAAGCTATTCCCATAATATTTCCTCCTTTTATTTAATATAAAAAGAGTATACTACAAACAGTGTTATAAATCAATAGGTTAAATTATACTTTTTATCGACATTTTTCGACATATTTTGTCGAAATTATCCTTTAAACAATTTTCTTTGTTCTTCTAAAGTTTGAACTTCATCTTTTTCTTTAAAAAGCTCCTTATAACTATCTCTAATAAGTACTATTTTTGCATTTTGATTCATACAATCACCTGCAATAAGTTTATTTGTAACCGCTTCTTGTAAATTGATTTCTTTTCTTAATTCATCTATTTGTTTAGTTAAGTGTGTTTGACAGTATATATTTATTTCTGAATATCTACTATTCCAGAACTCATATGGTTTCATATCGAAATAATACGCCAATGGCTCCATAGAGTATATTAAGTCTACAATGTTTTTTGATTCTTTTATTGCTTTTATTATTTCATCTATACCATCGAAAGAATTTGTTCTTCTGTTATTTTGTTTATAACTTTCTCTGCTGATTTCTGAACTAATTCGTTCATATCTGTTTCTGATAAAGGATTTGACATCATTTCTTTTAATTCTTTCTTTGTCATCCTTTTCTTGAAAAAACCCTCTTCATTCAATGCCTCTGCTATCTTTCCGTATAAATCGCTTACACTTATTCCTTCTATTCTACATTCATCTATAAAGTCATATACTTCATCAGATGATACAAATACATTTTTTCCCTCATCGTTTTCTGCTAGTTTAAATATTATTTTTGATAATGCTTCCATATCTAATATAGAATAGGCTTTTTTAAATACTTCTTCAAAATTCTTATTTTTTAGTAGATTAGCTATTTCTACTATTTTTCTTGTTTTTAGTACTAAATTAATTGTTTTATTTTTTGTTTCTATAATCATTTATTTTCTCTCCTTTGCAAAAGAGAGAAGACTTTTCAGTCTTCTCTTATTAAAATTTTGTTAAATCTCCCTCTACAGGATAGCCATCTGTTTCTACTACTTTTGATTCTTTATATACTCTCATAGTATCCTTTATAAAATCTCCATCGTTCATCTCTTGTCCCGCTATATCTACGGTGCATTTTACTGATTGAACTAATGGTTTATTGGCAACTGATGCTGTTGTCTCTGGATATTCTAAGAATAAGAATATTGTTGTATCTGCATCAGCTATTGCTTGTATAGCTTTATGTGTTTCTTGTATAAACATCATTTCTATATCAGTAGTTTCTGCTTTTCTTTTTCCTTTAGCCATTCTTTCTTCTTCTAAATCTAATGCACTATATGTTTGTCCCTCTTTTAAAGTTTTTAATTGTCCCACTTTTTGTACATAACCTATATCAATTTTATCTCCTGTTAGTGTTGTTGCATAAGACACCTTTGCTTTCATAGCAACTTGTGGTGTTGTTGTTTTTGGTGTTGCTTCATCTCCCATTTTTAATTCCTCCTATCTTAAATTAAAAGAGTTCGTTATAGAATTATAACGAACTTCAAATGTTATTGTTATACCGTATTTTTGCAATATCTGATCATATACTGCAGGACTGGTATTGGTCCTTATAAAATTGTATTCTTGAAGTTTTATATCAACTTCATCTGTCATTTGCATTGCTTGTCTTTGTTTTTCATTCCAACAAGTGATTGATATTTGAAATGTAGAACGAATGGGAAATGCGTTTTCTGTTAGATTTACTGATTTCAAAGGTGTATGCAATTCTAAACAAGGAAATTTGCTTGTAGTTGTTGGATTTGTTAATATTTGTTTATACTTTAATGGTTCTAGCTTTTCATATACTAAATCACTAAACTCTTTTATACTTAAATCTTTCATTTGCAACACTCCTTTATCATATCATCTAACTTCTTCTTAACTATTTCTACATTTTCATCTCTACTTTTGAAACTTGCATCTCCTATAAAATGATTTGCTTTAGTCCCATGAGCTATGTAAAAGTCCATTCCTTTTATATTTATAACTGGATACGGTAATGCTCTATCCACTTTATTTACTGGAATGAACCACTCAGTAAATCCACTTTCAATAAAATGTTGTGACTTTCCTACGTGTTCCATTTCAGCATTAGAGCCTGTGCCAAAGTATTCAAAAAACAAATAGGATACTCCATTTGCCATAAATTTAGAAGGGTCAGCAAAAACCCTTCCTTTCACTTCTTTGGTTGACATATCAATCATTTCGACTAATATTCCTTCTTCGTTATGACCGTTTTTCTAATTTTATAGCGTATCCTCTAATGTTTTTTAGGATTTCTTCTACACTGTTACTTATCGTCTGTGGTAATTTTTGAATTACAGCATTTATGTTTTTGAAATTATGTTTAACTTTAATTTCGCAACTTATCATTTTTGCATTTTCTCCATTCTATATACATAGGTATTTCCTATTTTATTTTTATCCAATACTCTATACTCAGGAATAAACTCCTCTAATTTTGAGACATCTTCAAATGATATTCCGTCACCTTTTTGTATTTCATAATCTCTCGTACTTCTACCTTTATAAATACTATAATCTACTTCTCCTGTGGATTTTTTATCTAGTTCATTTACATCTTGTTGCATATTTAGCCAAGCTATGCTTTTATATTTCCATTTCTTATCGGGTTCGCCGTGGTCTTCTATTTCTTCATATCCTGATATATATACTTTGGTTAAATCTCGTAATAACATTACTTAACCCTCCTTAATCCCGATTTTATAATGTCATTTCTTAATTTTTCCATGATATCTTCATATGAACTTGATATAGAACCTTCTCCACGACTTGTTAAGCCTTCTGCTCCTCTTGAAAGATATATTGCTTTTACTGCTTTCTTAATATATGGAAATAACTTCTCATCATTTTTTTGTCTATTAGAAATATCAGAGGCAATAGAACTTACTTCCTCTAATATTTCATTTAAAACCTCATTATCTTCTTTTGAATAATTTGATCCTAAATCTTTTATTATTTTATCTATGTTACTGGTTTCTGCCATTTCTATTGCCTCCTATTTTTAGGCCATTGAAGCAATTGTTGCTATTCCTGCTTTTTTAGCCTTATTTGCTGAATCAACTTCGACAACTACTATTTTTTGTCCAGTTGTCGCTGTTATTTCGTCAGTGCCATTCCATGCTGTATATCCTGTTGTACAAACAGCATCATATTCTGGCATTGTTGGATTTGCTGCTGCTTTATATTTATAACTATTTCCAGATGTTAAAGTTGGTGTAACGGTTATTTTTGTTTTTCCTGTTGAAGTACCCGCTACTGATGTTACAGTTAATTCTGCAAGTTTAGCATCTGTTACATAGAAAATAGTATCTTCCATTAATGCTTTTGTTCCTTTGTGTAAGAAATCTTCTAATGCTACAGCATCATCAAATGGTACTTTTTCTGCCCCATATTCTGAAACATAAAATGGTTGAGCAATAGCTCCATCCATCATTACAACAGCTTTTACTCCATCTGGTAATCTTGTTGATTCATAAACTCTAACAGAATCATACATACCAATAGCTTGTTCTTTTGGATCTGTTCCATTTGGTAAATCGTCAAGAATTTTCTTCATTCCTTTTCTATATTCGCTATCTACAACGATAACTAATAAATCTGATTCTATTCCATCAATAAAATCATTTCTTAATGTTCTTGCTTTTTGTAACAAAGTATCAATTGTATCTTGAATATTGTCTTTTGCTTGTACTTCTGTTCCTTCTAATACTTTGGCAAAAAATTCTCTATCTAAGTATCTTATAATAGCTGATTGATGATTTACTTTTCTTTTTTCAGCCATACCATCAATACCATAAAGTTTTACGTCTTTTCCTTGTAGTTCTTCTACAATTTCTTTATCAGTATCTATAACAACTTTTACTGGTTTAGCTTTTACTTTGTCTCCTTTACCAGCTGCTCTTGCAGTACCTTTGTCTTTTAATTCTGCATTTACAAATCTTTTGTATTCAATTACTCCACCTTCTGGATTTCCAGAACCGTTTTTTGCTTTAATTTGTTCTGATACTGCTTTTGCAGATACATTCTCTAATACTCCACTTAATACTTGTTTTAAATTATCTTTTGTTTTACCATCTTGTAGCATTATATTTAATGCTTCTTGTGTAATTTCTCCCATTTTCAATTCCTCCTATTTTTTAATAACTTGCTCTAGCTATTGATCTATTTTGTGTATCAATACCTAACTTTTGAGTTGGAGTATCTTCTTTTAACCTTTCATTCACTGCTTTTTCAACAGCCTTATTAAACGCATTTGAAACTTCTTCTATTTTTAAATTAATTTCTTCAGCTTTTACTGTTTCAAAGTTAAAGAAAGTTAGTAAAGATATATCCAATCCTTTATCACTTGCTATTTTGGTTGCTTGTTCTTTCAATTTATAAGCATTTAATTCTGCAAGTGCTTTTTCTTTATCTGTTCTTTCTTTTTGAGCCTGATATTCAAGTTTTTGTTCCTTGTTCATTTTTGCTAATTTCTCAGCTTCGCTTTTTTCACTGTTCATTATTTCTTCCCAGTTTGTTTTAGCTGTATTGATAGCCTGCTGAACTCTCCTATCAAACTCTGCTTGATTTTTTCTATCTTTTAAGAAATCATCAAACGTTACAGAATTGCTATTTGCTCCTGTATTATTTTGGTTATTTGCTCCCGCTGGTTCATTGTTTGCCCCAGTATTAGCATTATTTGGATTATTGTCTTGTCCTTCCATTTTTTACTCCTTTTGCCCCAGCCATTGCCCATAAAGCCCCAGCCATTGCACTTGTATTCTGTTGTTCTTTAATGCCTGCAATCAGTAAAAAGGCATAAAAAATAGACGTACGTCTACGTCTAAAAATTTATAATTATAAAATGTTAATAACTTATTTATCTTTGTTCTTTGTTTTCATATATCCATCAGCAAAATTATATTTAAACACCCAAATAATTGGTCTAAATATTGTAATTATAGTAAATATAATCCAATACCAAGTTGGCATTTGCAATTTAATGCTTAATATTAAAACTAATAACAACATATTATTTTTCCTCCTCAATTAATTCTATATCTTTTATTAGTTTTGTTCCAAAATCTTTGTAATTTTCATATCCACCTTTGTGTCCTGATATTATCCATAATTCTTTATACATATTTTCTTTTAATTTATTTACGAGCTCTTTGTCTGTTATGTAACAATAAAATGTATCTTTCTCTATATTATAATTTGTAATCATACCACTTTGTGTTGGTGTATTTGTTAAATATTCTACTTCTATTTTATAATATGTTTTTAATAAATCTTGCTCTTGTGTTACTGCTGTTATTCTAGCCTTATCTCTATCATTACTTTCAGCATAATTTATATAACCATGAAAATTTCCTATTGCCATCGGAACTACGAATAATGCTAATAATAGCACTACTGCAATTTCTCCAAACAAAAATTCATGGTCATAACTTTCATCTGCTAGATAAAAGAATAAAATCATCAATCCAAATAATATAATTTCTAAAAAAATTGTTAATAAAATCATTTAATTTTCCTCCCTTGTTATTCCTTTTATTGCCCAAAATTGTGCTTCTTCTAATTTTGTTAATGCTAATGATGTTTCTCTACTTGGTTTACACTTTAAATCTATTTCATCATAGATAATTGAGAAACATTCTCTTATATGTTGTATTCTGTTGTTTTTCTCTTCATTTACTGCCAAATATTTTGCTCTATCGTTCATTCTTTCACCTTCTTTCCATAATAAAAGCACCTACTTACTAGTAAGTGCTATTTTTCTAATTCTTTTTTTAAATATTCTTTATACTCTGCGAAACTATTCCATTCATCATAATTAAAAGGCAATGGTCTTTTACCTTTCTGTTCCATGTATTTATGAATTAAATTCTTTACTTCATCTGGTATAATCATTGTATAATTTCACTACCTTTTCTTTAATTTCTTTTAATTCTTTTATTGAATTTATAATATTTAATGTATCTTGATTTTTATTTAAGTATGCTGACATTATATTGGCTGACAACTCTTTTTCAATCCTTGTACTATCTTTTACCCAATAGTTAGCTTCATGCCCATAGTTTCCAGTTATTTTACCATTTGTTACTGCTGAAAATATATCTCCAATACTCATATTATCTTCATACTTGCTACTAGATAACATATTAATGTATTTATCTTTATCTATATCTATTTGTAATCTTGCTCTTCTTAATTCATTGTCTATGTTTAATTTATCAGATATATTATTTCTTATATCTATCATATGTATAATTTCATGGCTTAAACTTTCAGACAAATCATAATATTTAAAATCTGAGTGGTTTGGATTTATATATATCTTATCATCATCAATACTATATCTCATTGGAACATTTAAGTTATTATCTATTTTTGCATTATTGCCTGTTAGATATTTATTAAACAGTCTTTTTACACTGGAATTTAATTTTGTGTTGCTTAAAACTTGTTTAATATCTTTACTTATTTTAGGTATATCAAGATTATACTCTGTTTTTTCTTGTTTTTCAACTGGTGGTAAATACATTATAGTTGACCTGCAATAATGAAAGTGATGTTGTATTGGCGGAAGATTTAATCCTAATACTAATCCATTACATCTAATTCTTTGTATTGTTAATTCTTTCTGTGTCTCACCATAATATCTATCAAATACATTTTCTTTGTTAATGTAAAACTCTTGATTATTCAAACTGTCACACATCAATGTTGTTTTATTATCTTCTACTGCAATAAATCTAACTTTTGAATTATCTTCCGTTACTTCTTTTATTCCTTCTACCTTTGCTAGATTATTTAGTCCAATCATTTGCAAATCTGCTGCACCTGATATCTTATCATTATTTATATTGAGCTTTTGATTGTTTTGTCTTTGTATTATTGTTTGAAACTCACTGGAATCAATTTCTAGGTTTTTTTGTTGTTGCATATTTAAAATTACTTGTTTATATATTTGTTGTGCATTATATTGTATTGTTGCTTCAATATATTGTTTCCAATTAAATCCACTATAATTTGGTTGGTCTAATAATGCAAGAAATAAAGCCATCGCTAATATTGATGGCTTTTTCTTTTTATTTACTTCTTGTTGACCTTGTTCATAGTAGTAGTTGGCATCTTCATACATTATTTGTTTTTCTTGCTCTTCTAATTTGCTTTGTTCTTCTATATATGCACTATAAATAAGCAATTCTAATATTTCACTATTCTTTACTCTTGTTCTTTTATAAATATTGTTTGCTAATGCAGTAAAGTAATTATTATTTTTTAGTAATCCTTGTTCTTTCCAACCGCTCTATATATGTATTTATTCTTTTTTTAGTCTTATTGTCTGCTATATTGTAAATATTCTCTGTTGTAAAATTAAATGTATCAAAGATTTCTTGAAGTCTGTTCTGTGTTTGTTTTGATGTTTTATTATATAGTTGTTTTAAATGTCTCATATAATTATCATGTACTTTCCACATATAAAACACCTCTATTCTTTATTAATTTGTTTATTACCAACTTTTGTTTGTTCTTTTTTATTGTCTGCAGTTAGTTTTTGTGCTTTTTGCTTATCTGTTAAATCTGTTATTTTATCATTTGAATTACTATTCTCTTTACTGTCTTGTTCTGTCTTGTTCTGTCCAAGCATTTGCATTTGTTGTAAATTCTTTTGAATATTCTCTTCATTTTGTTTATCTATTTCAGCAAGTTCCGATTCTGCATCTAAGCCAAATGGCAAATGACTTATAATCGATTTGTCACTTATTAATCCTCTTAATTTTAACCAAGCATTTGTTAAGCTTTCTGTATCTGTAGGCAAATTACGTATTAATATAACATCTATGTCTCTAAAGTCATACTCTTTACCTTTCTTTAGGTTTATTCTTGCTGTTATCATTTCCCACATTCTTAGGTATTCTTTCCTAAATAAATGATGTGCTTGTTGTAATACTTGTTCTAAAGGAAAAAACTTCTTTTCTAAAGCTGCTGCATTATCAGCATCTGTAAAGCCTTGGTCTGTTACATTTGGCACTCCTGAAATCATAAGTGCCATATCTATACATGTTTTCTTATGATTTTCTGAAGCAGTATCATTTATATTTTTTATAATCCAATCAATATCGCCATCTTTATCAGGTGTATAAAACACTTTTGCGTTTAAAATTGCTTCATCTTCTTGTACTCTTGCAGGATTTTTTGTCATTATTATATTACCATCTTTATCTTTTTGTTCTTCTCCTTTATCGTTTAGTAGTGGTATTAAAGGATCATTTGTTGGAGAAAATCCTGTTATTTTTAATTTAGCATTATCGTTATAATCAAAAATATTTGCATTGTTTTCTATTACTTTTTCATTTTTATTTATTAAAGTTATAACATTCTCAAAAAATGACATTCCATAAGGGTTTTCTACAGCAAAACAGGGTAAGTCTGTCCATCTTACTGGTTTATTGCTACCGTCTACTTCTTCAAAGTTATATTCAGCATTTTCTGTAATAGATTTCTTTTCAATTCCATCAACAAATTGTTTTTTATAGTCTTTTGTTATTATTTCTAAATGTGTTTCAATTCCTCCAGTTGCTGTATTCTCATACCAACATCTTAATAAACCTATTTTTGTGCTTGGTACATCATAATTCCATATAGCAACTGTGTTTAAACTTGAAATATTAGCGTAAACTTCCTCGTTTTTATTGTTTTCATACACTAAACCATAACATGCTCCAGTTGTAATATAATCAAGTACACAATCATAAAAAAAGCTACCATTGTCATTATATTTTGCAATATAATCAATAATAGCTTGATAGTCCTCTGGATCATTCTTTTCTCCAAAAATTCTTTTAAATATTCTATTTAAAATTCCTTTTTGAGTTTCATTTATATTTTTAACTTTAAACTGAGGTTCTTTTCCTCCAAAATATCCACTTGCAATAATACTTATATAATATTCAAGTGCAACAACAACATCCTTTTGATCATATTTTCTTGTAAATCTATCTTGCAAATATTTTCTATGCATAAATATTGGTAATGCTTTTCCCCATAATATACTTATATTTTGATTTATATTTTCTTCATTTAAGAACTCGTCTTTATATTGTATTTTTTCTACAAAACTCATTTTGTTTCTCCTTTACATTATATTGTTATATCCAAATTGTAATTTCTTTTGATTTATGTATTTTTCTACTGCATACCTCATTGCATCCATTAAATGGTTAAAGTCATCTATTGGTCTATTTATTTTATTTCCAAACTTGTCCTCGTCCCAAGTGTAATTGCTTATTTCTGTTATGAAATTTACACATCTAGGATGTATTATTATTTCAAAATCTTGTATAAATTGAATACCATTATTTATACTGTCTTTGCCCTTTAATGCTCCAGTAATATGTCTTAATCCTAATCCTCTTAATTCATCTATTGACTTTGGCTCCGCACTATCTGCTGTTATTTTTTCTTTCAAATAACCCATTTTGTTTATTTCATCGTATATTGCTTTATTACTCATTCCTTTTTGATATATTTCATCATATACATAAATCTTTTTATTTTTTAAATCTATTGCACCGCAAAATAGTGCTGTTGGATCATTTGTATAACCAAAATCTAACCCAAAAGCACTATCTAAATTTCTTATTGTATTTAAATCAAATTTTTCTTCTTTCCAATTTTCATAAACTAATCCATCAACAATACCCCAGTTACCTAATCCTGCAACTTGATATCTTCTAGGATTATTCTTTTTCATTCTTTCAAATACTTTTTTATCCGCTTCATCTAGCCACTCGTTACAAAGATAATTTGTTGTCATTGCTAATATATCATCATCTTTAACATCAAAAAATCTTTTCTTAATCCAATGATGTTCATTCCAAGGATTTAATGTTATTGTTATTTGTTTAAATAATCCCTCTGGTACTTCTCCGTCTTATACTTTCATCTATTACATCAAAATCAGATTCTTTTGTTATTTCGTATGCTTCTTCAATCCACAACCAACATAAAACACCAATATCTACTGATATTGATGTTACTTTTAATGGGTCGTCTAAACCTCTAAAATATATTTTCTGTCCTGTAGGTTTATACGTCATCTCTAATGGGCTTTCTTTTATCTCCCAAAAACTATCTACTTGTAACCTATGTATTGCCCATTTTAATTCTGTAAAACAACTATCTTTTAATGTTCTAAATGTTTTTCTAATTACAAGCGTGTTTGCTTCTTTATATTTCATCATATTACATATTATCCACAATGCTGTTGTTTTTGATTTTTTACTTGCTCTTGAACCTTTACATACTCTATATCTACATTTACAGTGCCAATATTCTGCATACCCTTTTCCAACTATGCTCTGTAATGATAATTTGTTTATTTGTTGCTGTGCGTTTTTATTTGTTATTTTACTCTGTAATGTCATCTTGTATCACCACTGGTATATTACCAGTTACATCTACCTTTTCTTTAAATGTGCCATATCTCTTGCCAAGCAATTCTGCACATTTAGTTCTATCTTGTAATGAAGCGTCCAGCCCAAATTGGTCTTTTTCTTCTCCTCTCATTACTTTTGTTAAGTATTGTAACACTTCTTCTTGTGAGGCAATTCTATTATCTTCTAGTTGTTGTAATCGTTCTTGAATGAAATAGTTAAGTTTTGTTAAGTTTTCTGCTCCTATGTTCTTTGCTGTTTTAGAACTATACCCTGCCCTCTTTGCACTTTCTGTTGCATTTGCTGTCTCTATGTAATAATCTATAAATCTTTTTTGTTTTTCTGTTAATTTGTTATAGTTTTTTTCATCTTCCATTTGCCTCACTTCCTTTTCTGCTTTCCTCTATTAGATATTTCATTACATCTATTTTGCTAAAATACTCTTCTTTTTGTTTATATCTATCTTGCAATTCAAACTCGTCTGTTTCTTCATTGTATATTTCTACTTTTTCTCTTTTTAGAATTTGATATTTAGTACAATACTTACAGTTCTTTTCACTATAAAATTGAAAAGTATTTATTTTATATATTTGTCCCTTTGTAGATAAGACATATAATAATTTATTAATGTTTTGATTTACATTCATTTTTTACCTCTTTTATTTTAATGGAACACCATCTACAAATAGGTTAGTTATTGTCTGTTCTATTTCTACACCATTTTGCTCTTTATATTGTTTTACTATTTCATTTATAAAATCATTGCTACTTGCTACAACTTCACATACATCTTCATAGCTAAATGTTTTATCGTCATTTTGATTATGACCATATTCATACAACCATACATGAGTTAGTTCATGTTTTAATGTCTTTGTTATATTTGCTTGGTCTTTTAACAACATTATTGTTTGAGTTTTATATATTGTTACTCCTAAAGTACCATCACTCTTCATCTCATTATTAATTGTAGCCTCGTCTACTTCTTCTATGGTCCACTCTGTATTATTTATTTTAAACTTCATTTCATTTCTCCTTTACATCTACACAAATCTCAAAATATGCACACTTCTCGCATTGCTTTTTTCCTTCAACGACGCACTTTTGTCTCTTCTTTTTTTTATATGCTTTTCTTATCTTATACTCCTCATCGATGTATGACGCTATTATACTACCTTTCATCTAAATACCTCTTTTGTGTTTTTATAATTCACTATGCAATGATATGTAGGAGCTATGCTCTCCCCGTGGGGTTAAGTTCTTTAACAGTTACCCATAAAACCGTAGTATTACCTGCGTTAAAACCTAAACATATTATTTTTTATCACTGCATACTAAATTATAGTGAATCGTTTTCAGCCGTCTCTCCATATAAAAAAGAAGCATATTAACAATATGCCTCTTTTTTTATGATTTCTTTTATCTTTCTTTTTTTAATAACTCTATTATCTCATCCAGTTTATTGCAAACTGTGTCTAAATCATTAGTTGTAAAAGGAACCTCGTTTCTATTTTGAATATTTTCTAAAGAATCTTGCATTTTCTTTAGCATCTCTCTTAGTTCTTCATTCATATATAATACCTCCTTTTTTAGAGCTATTATATATTTTTTATTTTGCAAATACTGTCGAAACTTGTCAATAAAATTATTTTTTTGTTATTTTTTAAGGAGCTAAATTTCTCTAACTCCTTCTTTTACAATTATAATTATAGCACCTCAAAAGCGAAATTAAAAGGAAGTTTTTGCGAAATTTTAGCGAAGTTTTTGCGAAGTTTTTATTTTTCTCCTACATTTATTACTTCTAGCATGCTATCTAGTGCACTATCTCTGTATACTTGTAATTGTTTTATTGATTTATGTATTTCAAAATTATCAAAATATGCTTTCTCTACATAGTTCCACTTTGATTTTTTCATATAGTATTTTCTAATAACAAATTCTTCGTCTTCTGATAGTTGATTTAGCATATTTTCGACTCGTACTATTTTTTGATCTAGTTCTAATTTAATATCTTGATATTCTTTTACTTTTCTTTCTAGAAATGCCCTATCTTCTTTATTTATATGGTATTCTTCTTTATGATAATTCATTGCGGTGTTAGCAACTTTATCAGATACTTTATTAGTGTTACTATGCAATGTATCATATCCATTTCCCGACAATTGCATAGCTTCTATTATTTCTTCTGGTGTATCTTCATATACAGTTCCTGCATAGTCCAATCTTTTATTATATTGTTCTAATTTTAACTTCACTTCTGTTAATTTCGCTTCATTTTTAGGATGCTCTATTAACATATTTTCAATATCTTCTTTAATATATTGCATCTTCTGTACCTCCTACAAATATTTTTTTAGATCTTCTTTTCTGACTGCTAATGTTAACTTGCCTAACTCAAAACTTATAACTCCATCTTTATCTAATATCTCAAACTGCTTTTTTACTATTGTATCTCCATTTATCATAACCATTTCTATTTTATCCATTACGTGTACCTCCAGATTATCTGATTTCTTTTGCTTTATTCTCAAAATATTGTTTGATACAGTCTTTGCAATCTAATTCTCCTGAATTTGTGTCACAATTTACTTTTTTGCATATATCTTCGTCAATATCTAAATTCATAATATAATAAGTCATTTGTTCTATTATTTTATCTTTTTGCTCCAGTTCTTGTTTTTGCCATTCCATATATTCAGCTAATGCCTTTTCATTCTCTTTTTGTAGTTTTTCTATCTCAAACTCTAATTCGCAGTTTTTATTGCTCATTTCTGTTTGTTCTTCTTCTATTTCTTCACAGTATTTTTTCCAGCCTTCAATGTCTTTTTCTTTTCTATCAACTAAATTTATAAAAATTCTTAAATCCTCTTGAGATACATCTATGTACTTACAGCCTTCATTTCCATATAACCTTGTTTTCAAATATTCAATCGCTTTCTTTTATTCCTCGTTCATTTTTACTCCTCACTTTCTAATATTTGCAATTCTAATTCTTGATATCGTTCGTTATCTTCTTTTAAGCTGTTCACTTCTGTTCGTAGCTGTTCATTTTCTTTTGATAGTTTTTCTATTAGATTTAAAATTAGTTCAATTGATTTATTTACACTTTCATTTTCTTCTATTTCTTCTTCGTCTAATAAAGAATAATCATCATAATATACAGCTAATCCCTTTATTATTTCAATAGCTTTCTTTTCTTCCTCGTTCATTTATTCCTCACTTCCTAATAGTTCTTGTAAACAACTTTTACATTGACAAATTATTATAAATCTATTACTATTTACTTTTATTTCATCTTGTAAATCTTCTTCAAGTTGTTTATTTAATTCTACTATCTTTTCTTCTACTTTAGATTTTGGAATGTAATTTAATTTTATATATTCTTTACTCAACATTTCTTTTCTATAGTATTCATTCCATTCTTCTAGCTCTTTAACTCTTTCTCTTAATTCTCCATTTTCTTTTCTATGAGATTCTTCATTTTCTTTTAATACTATTTTATAATCTGATAAAATATGCTCTATTGCGTTTATTACATCTATACATTTTTCATCATATCCTAAATCATTATAAACAAATTTATGATAACCTTTATCAATGTTTTCTTGCATATATGCTTTTATGTTATTTAAAATTTCTTCGTCTTTTTCTATACTCTTTTCTTGCACTTAAAACACCTCCTAATATCTTTTGCTTGTTATTCCTATCTATTCCTACATAGCAACCTGTGTTTTCTTCTTTTACATCTTTTCCTGGATATAAAATGCACTTGTTATCTATATTGTTCATACAATCTTTGCATTTTACTAAATCTTCAAACAATTGCATTAAAACCACCTCTTTCCGCACTTTTTGCACTTATATATAAAGTGGTCTATTTTCATATCTAAATCTTCACATTCCATTCTTCCACCACATTCAGGACAATGCAAACTACATATATCTTTAATTTTTTCTATTATTCTCTTTATTTTTTCTTTCACTTAAAACACCTCGATTTCTTCTGCTTTTTCTATACTAACAGTTTCACAAATTTTTAGATTAAAGAATGTAAATTCTTCTGTTTTATAATCTATTTTTAAGTCTATTTCACACATTGTTTGTTTTAAGCAATCAAATATCCATAAAGGCAATTTGATGTACTTAGGATAACTATGATACTTTAATATATAATCATGTATTTTATTATTAACAATACACTGTAGTTCCAAATATTCAATACTATCTTTAATTGTTCTTTTATTTATTTTTTCTTCCACTTAAAATACCTCCTAATATGGTTCATAATAATATTCATATTGTTTATTGCACTTTTTACAAGTACATATAATATTTTCTGCGACTGGTATATTGTATTCTACATTTGTATTTCCACATTCTTTACAAATCCAGCTTAAATCAAAGTGTACATTTGGCTCTACTTCTGCATATTCATCATCAAGTTCTTCTATTTCATCATTTTCATTCATCTAAATTACCTCCTAATTAACAATTTTTGTACCCAAACATATTTCTTTATCACATTCAGGACATTTAACATAAGTTTTATATGTAGGTGGAAATGTTGTAAAGCAAAATGTTTTGTCTATTTCAGTATCATTGCTGTCATATTCAAATTTACAACCACATAACGGACAAATTTCTATTTTATTTTTAGAATATTTATTTCCGTGTTTTATTATTCTCATATCTTATTTACTCCTCCTTTGAGAACATCTCTTCATCTTCTCTTATCTCTTTGAAATCATCATTCAATTGCACTTTAGGGCTACTTTCCACTAATGTTGTTCCTATTCCCCATTGGTTATTCATTATGTAATTGCTTATAAAGAAATGGACATTGTCTTCTCCAATCACATAAAAATCATTTGTTTTAGTTCCCATTTTTTCTATTGCATAGCACACTTCTGGCAAACTTTTATTTATATCTCCGTATTTGTATTCTTTGTCATATCTAAAAGTTAAACTTATGTTTTGAATTATAACACCTGTATTTTCAGTTCTTTTATTATAAAATGGTATATGATACAACATTTTTATTTCTTTTAACTTACTTATATATTCTCCTTTTGAAGATATTTTGTTTTGTATCTCTTCTTCAATGGCTTTTCTTTCTACTGTAATATATCCCCAACCAAAAATTATATCACTTGGCTTGTCATCAAATGGATATTTCTTATTATTTTCGTTTTCAAAATCATATTTGATTCCTAAAAAATCTAATATTTGTTCCATATTAAAAAAATTATATTCTTCCATATCTTATTTACTCCTTCCACGTTCTTTCCTAAATTTTTGCCTTCTTCTCTCTGCTCTATTTCTTGGTTTTAGATTTTCAGCTTCATATAATGCTTGTAATTTTAATCTTTGTTCTTCAGTTAATTTTATATCTGTGTATTCCATATATCTTATTTACTCCTCTCCAACTCTGTTAAAATTCTATCAATAGCATAGCAATAAGGATAATTTCTATTGCCCATACCTTTTAAAATATTTGACCAGTCTTTTAATAATGTTTTATTATACTCTAAATCATCATTATATTGTTTTTGCTTTATATATTGTTTATACCAATATTCGCTTTTTTCTCTCGAAGTCATTGTTTTATCTAGGACTTCCTCTATCGCTTCTTTTAGTTTTAAATTATTTTTATCTAATTTACTGTTAGTATTCATTACCCAACAATTTTGTAAAGTTCTTTTTGTTTCTTCTGATATTACTTCATTACTCATACTCTTATTTACTCCTTTTCTACTAAATCTGCTTTGATTAAATCGTAAGTTAAATTATATGTTAAATTGCATAAATCTAATATTTCATATCTTCTGTTTCTAATATCTATACTTGCAAAATCGTGTTCTTCTTTTCTTAAAACTAATAAATGTGTATATTCATATTTTCTAAATCCAAACTTTTCAAGTTCTTTTAAATCTACTCCGTTCTCTTATTTTTAACATATCTATTCTCCTCCTAATAACTCGGGATTATCGTAAATTGTACTAACCACTTCAATATTATATTTATCGTTTGCTACTTCCCATAAAATTTTATTACTTTTATTTACTAAGTAAAATCCTGCCAATTCTTCTATATACACAACCTTTGCATAAGATTTATTTATATAATTAGGTTTTGTATCATCAAACACTTCTTTCGATACTATATCTCCTTCATATATTTCTTTTCCGTTTTTATCTTTTAGTCCTGTATATTGTCCGTATTGTTTCTTCTTCTACAAAAAATGCTACTCCATCTTCATTTACAATTTGATATATATTACATTCTTGTTCATCTTCTTCACCTTTATATGTGCTAGTAACGTGTATTAAAGAGCCTTCAAAAAATACGGGTTTCATACCTTTTTCTTTAAGTTTTCCTCTAAACTTTATTTCTCTATTCATCTTCTCCTCCTACTTCCTTTATTTCATGATAATCTATTCTTTTAATGTCTTCAAGCGTTGTACAATATATATATCCAATTTCATGATATATATCATTTGTTCTAACTATTTTCTCAATTACTTCATATTCATTTTTAAATAAATTATATTTTCTAATCCATAATTTATATTTTTTCATCTTCTCCTCCTACTTGATAATCTTTAATTCCAAATCTGGATAAACCTTCTCAAATATTTTATGTTTTAATTTGAATACATCTGTCTGTAATCCTTTGACGTCCTCTACTATCGTTTTACCATTTTCTATGTATTGAAAATCTGCTACATATTCTATTTTTTTAAATGTTCTTCCGTTTTTCTTAAAACTATCTTGTAACAGAAATCGTGGTTGTAATTCTAAGTCTGTTATTGTTCCTGCTCTTTCTAATAGCTTTAATTCTTTGTATCTTTGACTTTCTCTTACACTATCAAATACGTACATATCAATTTGCACTTTTCTATTTTTGTACTTGTTCATCTTTTATCTCCAATCTATCTAATATACTTGTCCTATACTTATATGTTGGGTTTTCTTGTCGTTTTTTTAAAACACCCTGTTCTTTTAGATTTTGTATTATATCTCCTGTTATTAACTTGTTATTGTACTTGTCTGTAAACTTCTTTATTACCTCTATGGTGTCTATGTTGTTTTTAATTTGTCTGCGTTCTTCTCTCAATGTTTTCCTTAGTCTCCCTACTTTTGCTAATTGAGGAGCTTTCAAATTGCGACTTTCTATATAATGATCTAAATCTGATAATTCCATATCTTTTTGGCTCAGCTTTTCGTATTCCTCACTTAATTCTTTAGCTGTATTGTTGAATAAATTAAGCATATAGTTCATTAAATCTTCTATAGGCATTTTTTCTTTAGCTCCTCTCGTAATTTTTCTTGCCAATTATTAATTCCTAGTACAAAACCTTTACATCTCATTACTGGCTTATAGTCTGTATCTGCTTGTTTGTTACAGCCTAGACAATAATAACATAGCGTATTCTTTTCTATTTGTTTCATAAGCTAGTCCTCTGGCATATTGTACACTTTAGCATCTATTTCATACCAATGTGCAATATCTCTTAATATTTCTTCTGCTCTTTCTTCTGTATCGTAAGTACCTAATTCTGTCGCATAGCCCTCAAAATTTCCTGCAAATATTTTATATATCTTTTTACTTTTTATGTGTGTGCCATAAGGCTCAATTCTTATATTTTGTATATTATTAAAGTTTACTATTGTACATTTATTTTGATTTACTATTATCATAACTACCTCCTAATAACTTGGTATGTGATTTTCATTTTCAAAAATCATTTTTTCTATTTCTGTTGTTAATCTATATACTGCTACCTCTTTATTTGTAACACTACATTTCTTTGTTTTTTCTGTTGTTACAAAACCTAAACTTTCAAGTTCTGTTATTCTTGGCCTTGCATTATTTACATCTGCTGTGTTTGTGTAATGTTTTTTATATAATTCCTGTGCTATCTCCCTTGTTGTCATTTCTTTATTTTCTAATATCTCTAATATTTGCTTATGTCTTTCACTTAGGTGTTCTTGCATATCTTTATAACTCTTATGTCTTGTCATAAATGTTATTGTATTCATTTGTTTATCACACTCCTTTATTTGCATATAAGCTATTCAAGTCGTTATATTGTCGTTGTTCATAGTTGTTATAGCTTTTACTTGCATTTTTATTTTCTTGTTTTGCGCTTTGAAACTGCTTGTCCTCTTTCTCTGCATCTATAACACTTTTAATTCCTTTTTTTGACCAGTTGTTTAGTATGCCTTTTACATACTGTATAGTTCTCTTATCAGCTTCTACTGCCTTTTGCATTGCCAAAATTATTAAATCAACTGGCATTTCTTTTAAATAATCTGATAATATTTCTACTCCGTAAGGTGCTATTAAACCTATGTTGTTATTGTAAAATTCAATAATTTCTTGTAGACCGTCAACACAACTGTCGCCTACTGTTGTTGTTATATTATCATCATTCTTTATATTCTTTACATTCTTGTTTGTGTTCACTTGTTGTTCAGTTGTTGTTCGCTTGTTGTTCAGTTGTTGTTCATTTTGTTGTTCATCTTGTTGATATTTATCCCACGAAACAATTGTTATTAGTCTGTTTTTATTACTTTTTTGTTGTTCAATTTGATGTTCATTTTCTAACGATTTTAAAATTCTTTGCACTTTATTTTCGTCAATCTTTAATTTTTCCGATATAGATTTTCTTCCAGTAAGTAATTGACCTCTTTTTAATGTTACTCTTTCTCCCTTAAATAACACATCATATTCTTTATGTGTAGTATTAAGTAGTAGATATATCCATACTGCTAAATAATCACTATCTTTTGTTATTATTGGATTATCTAATGTTTTTCTATGTAACTTTATCCAACCTTCCATATTTATTCCTCTTTATCAATTTTTTTGTACTACTACTGAATAATTACGCTCTATTGATATTTTTAATAAAAGCTCTAATTCCTCTTGATTCACATCATTATATCTAATTCCATCTGCTGAATTATCTGTATAGTCAAATATATTATCTGAATTTATAATTAAAATACTATACATTGTTTTCTCCTTTCGTAAAAATCAGGGCTAAAACTTCTGTCTAGCCCTGTTGTTTATTTATTATCTATTTCTTTGTTTGCTCTTGCTTTTTCCATTTTCATCTTGTCGTTTTCTTTCTTTATCTTTTCATCATATAATGTGTTGTAAATTCTCTTATACATGTCCTTATCAATTATTTTTAACCATACTTCTATAGCATCACAAAAATGCCAATTATCTTTAACGTCTAATTTTTGACCATTTATTTTAAAGTTTTCTAATAAAAATTCTTCTAATTTATTCTTAAACCATTTTTCGTTTCCATTTGGTACTCCTTTGCTTATAAGTTCTTTGTATTCTTCTGTTGATATTATTACTTCATTTTTATTTGCCATTTTTCTTTCCTCCTATAAATAATTTTTACCTATTAAATTTATAAATTCTTCTTTTGTATGTCCCAGATTTATATACTTTTTCTCGCAAGTTTCTTTTAACTTTAAATCTAAACCATGTCCTAGTTTGCCATGTACTCCAATAGTTCCTCTATGATGTTCAGCACATAACCAAACTTTAAATCCATTTTCTTCTGATATTCTTCTGTTCGGATTTCCAAAATATATATGATGTTCTTCCACTGGACTATATAGTCCACATATATAACATCTTTTTTCTTCTTGTAATATCGATTTCATATTGCCTCCTTATTTAAAGGGCGCGTGGCACTAACAATAACAATAAAAAGGGGGTTTTGTTCATCTATTAGTGCCACTCCAACTGTCTAACAAACTCTTTATTTCAGCTGGTGTTTTAGTTTCTATTCCTACCGCTTTACAATCCTGTACTAAATTATCTATTAGCCTACTCATTTGTTTTGTATTATAGGAACTCGAACCATAATATGCATTGATAATTTTAAATTCTGTATCTCCTATATATGTTGTATCTGCTGTTTCACAAAACCAAGCTATTCCTCTGTCTGTCCATATTTTTTCAAATGTTTTTACATCTTGTGTCATTATTTTAAATTGCTTAAATATACCTAATTCCTTTACTCTTCGCTTGTAATCTTCTATTGTGTCTATGTCTTTATAATCGCAAACCTCTTGAAGTAGTTTCCAAAAGTATTTATTTGCATCAATACTTCGTGATTTGCGGTATTTTTTTATTTCAATAGACAACTTGCTGTCTTTTATTTCTTCTAAGCTAAAAATTGATTCTCGTCGTTCTAGAAGTATTGTTATTTTCGGTTTGTTTGTTTTATAGTCTATCGATATATCTTGTAATGTTCCTATACTATTCATCTACTACATCACTGCCTATAAAAGGGTCTTGATATTCTTGTTCTTCTTTTATTTCGTTCTCTGTTTTATCTTGTTCCTTTAATTCTTCAAAAACTTCATTTGATTTCTTTTCTTTCGTCTTTTGTATTTCTGTTGCTATAATTCCTAAAGCTTTTTTAATTACTGGATCTGTTTTTTCATTTTTGCTATATAACCAATCACAATATTGTGGATCTTGTTTTGTTAATTCTCCTAATGTTAAACCTTTGTATTTGCCAAAATTTATTTTAATAGCTGTTGCTTGTTCTAATGTCATTGTGCTATTTTCATTTTCTTGTTGTATTAAGTCGCCCATATCTTCTAAGTCTTGTGTAAATACTTCACTTAAGCTAGCTACTTGTAATACTGCATCTATAAACGCTCTTTTCTTTGCCATTTTTAGTATTGTATTTACCAAACTGCAGATATCAGGATTATTAATTTTGTATTTTGTTCTTCCATACTTGTCTGCAAAACTTTCACTTGCTCCCATATAACTATCTGGAATTGTATCTACATTTATAAATCTGTATTTTTTTTCTTTACTGTTACAACTTCCTACTCCTTGAGCTACAGGTTGTCCATTTCTAAATAATGTACATCTAATGTTGTAACTAAAAAATTCTTTGTCATAATCTTCTGTTGATTGTAAAAATTCATATTCAGGATTTAACCCAAATAACATACAAATTTTTTCTCCACCTGGTTTTAATAATGTTGGTTTACTTGTTCCTGGCACTTCTCCAAAATCATGACCTTGTTTTAATGTTTTTTGCACTACTGCTTGCATTTGTGCTATCTTGTTCATTGTTGTTGAAATATTATCTATATCAACAGTTTCTATAATGCTTAATGCATTTACTTCATTACTCATTTATAATTCCTCCTATTTAATTCTTAAACTTGTTTTATTATCTATAATTCTTGTTCCAGCAACTATCTCTCCTGTTTCTTTAAAATGATTTTTTATTGCTGTTTTATCTATTTTAGTTGTAACTATTTCTTGTTTAAATTCACTAGGTATTTCATCTTCATTTTCTATTTCTACTGACATTGGATTTTTATTTATCTTTAAGCTTCCTAATTCTGTTGGTATTTCTACTAATCCTAATTTCTCCATATTTTCTTTTACATACTGATAAAATTTTTCTAATTTTGCCTCTCCTTGTTTTCTTATATCTGAAAGTCTTTTTTCTTCTGTTTTCATTGCATCTAGCAAACTTTCACTATTTTTTATGTATCCAATAATATTCGCACTTTTATTTTGTAACTCTAATGCCAATTCATTTCCTAATTCGTTGTATTCTTCCTCTGTTAATTCCCCATCGTTTGCTTTATCCATTAATTCTGCAAATCTATTTGTTATGTTGTATAAGCTTATATTACTCATCGTATTTATCCTCCAAATCTTCATAATACTTGTCCCAATCTCTTGGTTTCTTGTAATACTCGTTATAGCACTCATCATTATATAAATCTGTTACATTATATTCTGTTACCATAACTCCTCCTTGACTTTTTTCTTTTTTACTGCTAAAATATATACAGTAAAAATATTTTACTAATAAGTTTTGAGTTAGTTTTTTGATTGGTAGTCGCGAACTAGCTCTTTTATTTTGTTTAGAACTATTTTCTCGCTGTCTACTGGACAAGCAATAGTTCTATCTGCTACATCTTTTAGTAGTTTTTGTAGTTTAGTATTTTCTTTAACTAAAATTGTGTTATTATGTACTTCTTGTTTTCTTAGATCTTTTAATTGTTTGTTTTCAAAACTTAAATCTCTAACTTGTCTTGCTAATTCAACATTTCTTGAATTTGACTCGTCTATTTCTGTTTGTAATGTTTCTTTATAGTAAATAAAACCTAATAAAACAATTAGTATTACTAATGCTAAAAACAATGCCATATTCTTCATCTCCTTTCTTGTATCTTTTATTTAAATAATGTATAATATCCTCAAAGTGAGGTTATTATTATGGATAAAAATAGTTATAAAGTTTTAAAATTTTTCAATGCTCATTCTACTGAATTTTATTCTGCTAGTACAATCAATAAAATATTTCCTGAATTACTTCCTAAAGATATATTAGAAATACTTCACTATTTGCGTTCTAATGAATATTTAAGAATAATTAGTAGTAACCTTTACCAAGCTACCAATAAAGGAAAAACATATCATCATGTAAGAATCTCTAAATGGCTTTCTGAACATATCATTGAAACATTGGCTTTAATTGTTGCTTTTATTGCCTTAATCGTTTCTATCGTTGCTCTTGTAAGAACTTTCTAGGTTTCTAATAAGATATAACTTCTCTAGTTCTTCAATATTTGTATAAACTGTTTCAGATAGAATTTCATTCGAATATCTATTTCCTTTTGAATCGACTCCAGTTAATCTTGTAAGTATTTCATCAATTAGTTGGTTAATGCTTTTTATTCTAAAGTTAGAATCTAAACTGTTATCTTTTACTTGTTCTTTAAAAAACATATCTTCTTTTTCTTGTTCTTGCATCAATTTTTCCAACACTTCTCTATCTTTCATCTCTTCCTCCTACCCAAACATTTCTGTCAATTTCTTATCCATTTTATTTAGAAATTTCCATAAATTCTTATACAAATTGATTTTGAAAACTCTATAAAATATAAGTTGTACTAATAACATCATTCCTATTGCTCCAAACAATTCTAACATTAAAGTTAAGCCACATAGCGCAACATCTAAATAATAACTAATCATTTGTTACACCTCCTATCTATAAATTTGTTCCATTATTCTGTAAAATTCTTCTTTGTCTATTCTTATACCCGCTGTTCCTATTTTTTTCTTGCAACTTTCCATTTCTGGTCTTTTCATTGTTTTATAAACCTGTTGTACACAACAGCCTAATTCTTCTGCTAATTCTTTTACAGTCGAGTATTTTGTTCTTGTTCTGCTACATATGTTTGTCGCCATTTTTATCTCCTTCCTAATTTCGTTCATAGATGTTCTTATCTTTATTTTTGTTTGTTTAGCTGACATTTGAAAGTAAAAAAATATCATCTTTCTTATAGTTTAATATCTTCTTTATATTTAAAGCTGTTTCTAGAGATGGAGATACATTTCCGTTCTCGTACCCTGTATACGTTGTCCTCGCAATATTTAGCTTCTCTGCCATCTGTTCTTGAGTATAACCTTTTTTCTTTCTAATCTCTATAAGTTTTTCTCTCATAATTTCGCCTCCTCTTTGTTTGTTCTGCTGACATTATATACAATGTTCGTCTAGCTGTCAATAGTTTTTTTTTAAAATTTTTATTTTTCTTTAAAAACGTTTGCAAAACTGACAATAGAATGTTATAATTTTCTTAGAAAGGAGTGCACTTATGAGTTTTGGAGATAATTTAAAAAAAATTAGACAAGATTGTAATTTAACTCAAGAAGAACTTGCAAAAAAAATTAACACATCTCGTTCAAATATTGCTAATTATGAAAATAATAAAAATATGCCATCAATAGATGTTTTGAATAAGCTATCAGAAATACTTGATTGCAGTATAGACTATTTATTAGGTAAAACAGATGAGCGAAACCCAAAACAAGAAGACCCATTTGGGCTTGCTAAAATAGGATTTAATATGAAAGACTACACCCCACCTACAGAAACACAAAAGGCACAAATAGAAGAATTGATAAAGGTTATTATGAAAGATAATAAGAAGGAGGGTAAATAAATATGCATAATTTGGTTTCTAGCGAACAAACTATTGAAACCACTAAAGAAAAAGAATATAAAAAGTTTATTAATTTTGGCAAATTATCTTTAATAGAGCCTTCTCTTTTAGTTAACGATAGTAATTTTGTTGATGAAATAAAAAAAGATTTAAAAGTTAAATTCAGTAATTCAAGTGAGTATACAATTGACACTTTTTTTGATGAAAAACAAGAAAAAGTAATTTCTCGAGAAGAAAAACTAGTATTTACCAAACTAAGCAGTAGTACTAATCATTTTTTTGGAACCTTTTCACGTATTTCTAACAATAAAGATGTCTTAACAGATATTATGGATAACAAATCAAATGAAAAGATAGATCCAGAGAGTATATATTTTGAACATAACACCTTGTTTTACATAGACTTCTCTCTAAAGGCTATTTCATTTATAAAAACAAATCATATTAAGAATGTTTACCCTTTCTTGGAAATCTTTCTTAATAATAATAATATATTAAATGTTAAACTTTTTCCTTTAATAAAGACAGAGGAAGAAATAAAAGATACTATAATTACAGAATTAACTATTTCTTGTGCAAATGTCCATACATCTAATGAAAAGTTTGTAGATCTTGAAAATCTTGAAAATATGGGCTGTAAAATTAAAGATTATAAACTCTCTGTTACTTTAGAGGAAATTAAACCTCATTTTTCTGATGAAATATTATGTTTTCGAAACAAAAATAAAAACTGCTTAAAAAAAATGTCAATATCAACATTAAACGAAGATATTGACTTAATAAGTAACACTTTCACTAAATCTATTCCTATTAAATTAAACAATAATTATGAGCAAGATTATTCTACAATTGAAAGCACATTGAGATTAGAACTATTTAATGCTATTCAAAGATAGCCTATAAATATAATATGCAGCCATTATAGTTTCTTCTAATCCAAGAATAAAGGATATAATAATTGTGTATATATTAAATTTGAATAACCAAAAAATTATATTTATACATAAAAATATAGTTCCGAATGTTATAAGTCTTCCAAATATTACATGGTGATTATATTTTTTAAAGTACATCATAAATTCAGTATTTTTATTTAAACTAAGAAATATTGTCATCGCTGTAAATAAAAAACCAATCAATGTTCCAGAAATTCCTATTATTGTTGGTAAAAAACTATCATCATTTTGGATGCTTAATATTCGAAAGCTATATAGCACTGTCATTAGAAAGGCAGTAAATATTGGAATAACAATATAACAATATTTTTTAATAAAAAGTATAATTTTTCTCATTTCATTCCTCGCTCTTTTAATATATTATTATTATATAAAAAACAAATTGATTATGCAAGACTTATTTTAGGTTTCAGCAAATGTATTATGTTTTATACTGAAAAATATGGAGAATTAACGATTAACTGCTATTAAAAGGCAGTTTATTTTATAAAAATACTGAAAATAATTATAAGGAGGATTTATGGCGTTTACATATACAACTAGAAAAGATGGAAGACTAATGAAAAGAGTTTCTGTTAATGGAAGATTGATTACTTTATATTCAACCAATCCAAAAGATTTAGAAAAGCAATACATAGAAAAGAAAAGTCAGGACCATAAAGGCATTTTTATAAACGATGAAGGCATGACTGTTTCTGTTTGGGCTGATAAATGGTTAGACACTTATAAATCAGATAAAGAATATGCAACCAAGAAAATGTATGCTGATTCAATTAGACTACATATAAATCCATATATAGGGAATATTCCTCTAAAATATCTCAAGCAATCAGATGTAGTTAATATGTTAAATCAATTAGATAAAAAAGGAATAACAAGAAAAAAAGATGTTGCACTATTAACTATAAAACAAATTTTAAATAAAGCAGTAGAAAATGATTATATTTATAAAAATGTAGCAATTGGAATTAGCATAAAAAAGCATAAATCAGCTGAAAAAGAACCTTTAAACGATAAAGTTATTACTGAAATAAAAAAACTCGCCAAAAGCGATTTTGATGCGTTTATGATACTATTTCTTTTATATACTCGGACTACGAAGAGAAGAATTAGTCCCTCTACAATATAAGGATGTAAATTTAGACGAAAAATACATTTTAATCAACAAAGCAGTAACATTTCAGAAAAACCAGCCTACAATTAAAAAAACGAAAAATGAAGAAGTTAGAAAAGTACCTATTTTTGATATATTATATAATGATTTAAAAATATTGAAATCTAATCATAAATCAAGCGAATATATTTTTCCTAACACTTTAAATAAAATGATGTCAGAAACGTGCTTAAAAAGAAAATTGTCGTATGTACTAAAAGATATCAACTTGAAACTAAAATCTGACACACAAAAAGATGTGTCAGAAAACGAAAAGGCAAATTGTGAATATGAAAATATAAAATTCACATTACATCAATTACGACATACTTATGCATGTATATTACATAAAGCAGGCATAGATATTAAACAAGCTCAAATTTGGATGGGACATAAAGATATTAAAGTTTTATTGAATATATATACGCACTTAGATTCACAAGATAATGTAAAATCTATCGAAAAAGTGAATCAATTTTTAGGATAA